ATATACTTTAAAGTAGTAAGTACCACTAAGTATTGCAATATCCCCTACAGTACCATCAGTTATCTCAAAGTCAGTACTTTGATTTGTTCCTGCTTTATGCCACTTTTCTCCATCTTGTGAGAACTCAACTTCATAGTGCCTGACAGAATTGTATAGTGTACCATCACTATTTGTAGCTGGATCCCAGTCTACTACTAATGAATTTACGGTGCCTCCAGTACCGGCTCTTCTAATTTTAGGGTCGACATCTAAATTCGTTACAGCAGGAACCTCTTTAAAACTATCGGGTAAATATATTTCCCTGTACTGCGTAAGTGCTTCATTTTTATCAACTGCATCAAATTTAGATGCGTTATATTCGAGTGCTGTGATTTCGTAAAGATTTTTATCCTTCTCAACCATACCCACCATTCTAAAGAGCTTGGCTTCTTTTTTCGTTTTACCTGTAGCTAGAGCTGCTCTTGATAATATCCAGACCTGTTCTTGAGTAGGTGCAGTATTAAAAGCAGAAGAAACTGTAAGTGTTTTTCCATTATTTGATACTCCTGATACTGTTTTTGTTTCTGTGAAAGTAAAAGGTGTCCATTGTACAAACACTAAGTTTCCGCTATCATCTTGTAATCTGGCTGCAGCTTCCTCAGTAGTTATACTAGTAAGGTGTGCTCCTCTTACGTATGCTGTGCTACTAATAGTAGCAGTATCTTGTGCAAGAATTGCTTTATACCCTACATAACTTAATGTAAGTCTATAGTCTCCTACAGCATAACCAGATTCTGCGCTTGTATTACCAAAGCCACTTGGTTTTCTATCTATATTGATTGCTGTAGTACTAGAGCTAGAAGAGATTCTTCCACCCCATGATTTACCTTCTTTGTGTTGGTCAATGACTTGTACTATATCGCCAGGTCGCAAAAAGGCTGCGTTCAAAGAAGTTTCGAACGTTACAGTATTGGTGTTCCAATTATTAGTGAGTAACTTCCATTTACCCAACCTTCTTGCTTGACCTCTTGAAGTACAACCAAATGCTGTGGTTGCCTCTGGTTTTACAAACTCAGTATCTTTTTGTAAACTTTCTTCTAGTTCTACAATTTCTGTTCTACTTCTATAATAGTCTTGGGGATTGTTCCAATTAACCATAATAGAATTTGTTCTTGTTTTATTACCTGTTCCTTCGTACTTAAACTCTCCGTTTATTACGTTAGCGTTTGTAAATTGGTACACAGGATCTTTTTCTGAATCTTGTACTACGAAGGCTTCTCCATTTAACCAGTAAGCCATACCTCTAAATATACTAGAAACATCATTAAGTACTTTATAGGCTTCTTGCTTTCCACTAATTACTAAGTTAGCACTAAATCTTGGTTCGTGCTCTCCACTCGATCCACTCGGAATATAGTTGGTATCTGCTGTGCAATGTATGCTTAGTAAGTCTGCTGCTGCAACACCTGCAGGTACTAACTCATCACAGTATCTTCCAATTTGGAATAGTTCCCACTTGTTTACTTGGGACTGTTCCACATAATTTCCTAGCCCGTATATTTTATTTACTATAAGGTCGTGATATACCCATGCTGGATTATTACACCAGCTTAAATAGTATGTACCGTCCCAATCTTGTTCGGCTGTGCCAGGTTTTTCTGAAGATTTAATCCTTCTATAGTTAGCAGGTATAAATACTTGTGATTGTAAAGTAACAGTTCCAGTAGTAGTGCCATTTGAAATAGTACCATTAACTGCACTTGTTGACCCTGCTACATTTCTAAGATAAAGTGTATTGCCTACTATCTTATCAACTAAACCTCCACTAAACATAACTGCGGTTTTTGTACCGCCACAGGTAGTTCCCCCAGCAAGAGTTTTATACGCATCTGCAAGGTCATCAAAAGGCTTATTTAGTGTGTAAGTAAATGTGGTTGCGGAAGCTGCTACACAAACAAACTCTCCTTCCCAATGTTCTTCATCTGTAGCTGAAGTAGTTGCTATTGTTGCTTTGAAAGTCTCTCCAGTTGCCACTCCGTGTGCTGGTACTGTTGCTGTTGCAGTATACCCTTCCTCGTCGTTACCCGCTGCTGTAAGACTACTTATACTTAATGTCTGACTAATTACGTCACCAACAGAAAATCCTGAAGCTGAAGATAGAGTAAGTTTGCGACCATTGTAGTCACAAGGGTACATATTAGTTGGAATGTTTATTAACTTACCATCAATTTCATAACCTCTAGCAGGGACGCTGTTAAATGCTTCTGCATCTATAACTCCACCTACATAAGCAGTATAAGGGTACTCTAGTTTATCAGCGATTGCAGCTTCAATGCTATCTACATAAATAGCGTTTTGAACTTCTTTACTATCCGAACTTTCTGGACTAGCAGTTAGTTTAGTTACTCTTACAGACCAATCGTTAATAGTAGAAGTTTCTTTAATTGTTTCAATATTAAAACCAAATGTATGTGCGTACTTACCACTAACTTTTCCACTAAAGCCTGTATCAAACATTTGTCTTGTATGATGAACACCAGAATTATCTACCCAGTTGAAATCAATATGAAAATAAACAGTAGTAGTATTTATATCTCCCTTGTTGTCTCCTGTTTTTGTAATAGCAGACATACCAGTAGTAGATACAGTAATTTTTATATAGTCTGTTTCTCTTTTTTCAAAAGTACCACTAGATATAGTAAAGTATTGAGGTTCGTTTTCTAGTAGTTCTGCACTACCTATATCTTTGGTTGTAGCTGCACTGGGGTACTCAGCAAAAAAATCTGCATCAACTACCTGTGTTGCATCTCCATTTTTTGTGATTACAGTAAAGTTATTAAAGTTAGCTTTTTGACTAATACGTCCAGTACTCTGGTTTACATTTCTAAGACGTACTTCATCAATTAAAATTGACGCGTCTCCATAGACTAGTCCTTTAATTGGACCTTCGCACAGAGCATCAATAAACGCAGCAGACTGCCTTGCAAACATGTTATCATCTGCTTCAAATGTGCTTCCGCCGCCGCCCTTTCCTTTGGCTCCTCGTATTGATATTAAGTGTTGATTCTTTTTCATATTAAAACCTTATGTTAATCCCCCAAGAATTTACGTAACTAGTAGTATTTGCTCCTTGTCCTGATTTACTTCCATCTGTTCTAAAGTTTGGTATACCTACCATTTTTCTTCCTGCTGTTAGTTTTTGTCTTGATGTATTTGTAAAGACTGATGCTGATATAGTTTTTGAGCCAACAATTGCTCTTCCATATACAAGAGGAATTGCTTGGCCTTGTTTGACTGTGTTGACTGGTCCACTGAATAAGTAGTTTTCTGCTTTCTCTGCTGAAGTTCCGTCTGGTACATCTGGGGCTAGCATCATTGCGGCTCCTCCTAGCAGAAGTGCTGAACCTAAAAACCCTAGTCCTTGAGTAGCTAATGCGGCACTTGTACCCATACCCGCGAGTGTTCCTGCTACTGCTCCTGCATTTGTAACTACACCTGCAGCTGTTATATGTCCTGCTCCTAGTGCGGCTGTATGTGCGGCTGAACCAGCAACTAAACTAGTAGTACTACCTGCTGCTCCTATTGCTCCACCGCTTCCCATAAATCCTGTAATACCAAAACTTGCGAAACCACCTGTTGCAGCTATTAAAGCTACCCCTAGTACCATCATAAGCCCTGAGCTTTTTGAACCACCAATTACTGGTACAAAAGTATAGGACTGCTCCATACTTGGGTATTGTATTACTAGCTCTTCCAGCATATCAATACTTTCATTATCTACTAGTACTTCGTAGCCTTGTATTCCTTCAGATGAAGTAAGAAATTGACGCATACCAGGGCGTTGTGCCATAATAGCTGTAAGTGCTTCTGCGGGCGAGTTAACTGCTAGGTTCCACTCTGACCCAAACTTTTCTCCTAGTTGTCCTTCTAAATAAATTTTTCTCATATCATACTTTGATGTCTTACTACCATTCTGGTAATTTGTTTCCACATTCCTGCGTAGTTGTCTCTACACGATAATCTGTTAGGTGCGTGATGGAGCATTTTTCCTCGTCCTACATATACTCCGGCATGGTTAGTGATATCACTATTCAGAGCCATTAAAATGAGGTCATTTGCCTGTAGGCTACCATCTGTTACTTCTATAAATCCTTCACTTTTGAAGTTGTCTAAGTATAGATTTTTTCCCTTTTCCCAAAATTCCCACTCATACTCATATGGGTATATATTTATATCTTTTGTCTCGAAATGATCTTTTATGATAGTGAAACAATCATAGATACCATAGACGAAAGGTCTTCCCAGTAAATCATAGGTATTTTCGCTTGGCTCCAATTTTATCCATTCGTCATTTTCTCCAAAAATATACCACGGAATTCCTAATTTATTGCATGCAGCTCGGTCTAACTCACTAGGAGTTGGAGAGCAGCCTGGGTGACTATGTATCACACCTATTACATCTCCTCTATCCGCTACTGCTTTATAATCTAGCGGATCTATAATAAAATCGTTTTTTGGGTTTTCTGCTTTATTAAAGCAAGGGTTCCATTTGACTCTGCCCCTTTCTACACTAAGTAGGCCACAAGCTTCTATATTTGAGTGTTCATAAACGTATTGTTTAACATCTTCTAGTACTGGTTCAATCATTATGCTATTGCGGCTCCTGGGAACCCTCCAAATGGTAGAGATACATTTCGTGTACCTCTAGTGTTAATATTGGCTTCTGCGGCGGCTCCTGAGCCTCCGCCTCCGCTAAATGCTACTGTAGGAGCAGTGGTGTACCCTGACCCATTATTCCCCATCTGTACGCTAATTACTTTGCCTCCAGATACTGTTGCTGTTGCTGTTGCGCCTGAGCCTCCGCCTCCACTAAATGATACGGAAGGCGCTGAAGTATATCCACTTCCGCCTCCAACTGCACCATTTGTTTTAGTTACAATCACACTTACTACACCCGACCCTGCTGGACTATGCCCGTAACGAATTGCACATGAGTTTAGTCTTTTTCCACATACATCTCCAAATTCCCAATAACTTATATTAGTAGGTTTTATAATATCATCTGCGGAGTCTCCAGTTGCAATACTATGAGCTGTTATACATTTATATAAAGTCACTCTAGTTGCTTGAATATACCCCAATGTTGTTGAGCCTGGTAATATCGTTGATGCTGTGTCTCCATCTGCACTATCGTCATCTTGTATTGTTATAGTTGCGGTGCTTCCTGAACCTATACTCTTTACATATACTGGTAGACTTTTATAATTGTTATCTTCGTGATTAAACGCTTTTAATATTAAAAAATCCCCTGCTGCAAATTCATCTCTTATTGATGTAGTTGCTACTGTTAGAGTTGTTTCATTAGAACCCTTAGATATTGAACTAACTGCATAGAGGCCTCCTATAGGCCTAGAGTACTCTACATAGTCTCCTACAGAGTAACTTGTAGCAGCATACAGATTGTTAGTTCTGTTACTAGAAACATCTTGTCTACCCCAAGTAAGGTGAGTAGTAACTCTATTATCGTCTTTATCAAAGTATAAAGGAACAGTAGCAATATGCCCCGGTATGTCACTAGGTCTACTATCTACTGGCCAATCACACCCACCTTGCTCTGGGTCTTTGTACTTCCAGGGGCAACGAGCAGCCACAACTGCTCTTCGCGGTAGTTGAATTCCTTGTACATCAAATGCACTTGCAAGTTCAAATTCTACCATAGTGGCAGTTTCTGTAGTTTTTCTTTCTATATAGTAAACATCTCGGTTAAATTCTACAGGAGGATTTGTAGCTAGATGTTTTTGTAAAGTTCTTCTTCGTATTACTTTTGCTCCTACTAAATCATCATAATTACTTAGATGAGCACTCCAATACTGGTTTATATTTGCAAATCTTACTGAAGGTCTTGGTAAACTACCTGTTCCTCTAACTTCCCACCCTTCTGACTCTACAGGAAATGGAGTATAAAGTTGCTCTCCGTAGTTTCCAGCAGTAGTTGAACCAAAATTCTCATCATCTAATAGAGTATACCATTTGATATAACCACCATCGACTGTAAGATCTGAGGTTGTTCCATCGTGAAAATAAAGCTTGTCTTGGCCCGCCCCTCCTATATCACTATTAGGTAAATCAATTTCAAACACAGTAACTAAAGCACTAGACTGTGCTTGTACTTGTAATTCTGCGGGCAGTGTGCCTACTATAGGTTGGCTCATGCTTCAAAAACCTCTCTTGCAGCACAAGTTAATGTGTAATAATCATCGTACGCTAAAGTTCTTGCCCACTGCTCAACTACTACTACTACTGTAACCTCGTTACCATCAAAAGGGATAGTTAGCTTACAAGTGTCTACTCCTGCTAACCCGTCTAAGAAATCGTATATATTATCAATATCTGCTTTAGTCCTATTATTAAATGTAAGGGCAAAAGTTCTTGGAGTGCTATTTATTCCATCTCGCACTCTCATCTCATACCCATCTCCAAACTGTGCTTTAAGTACCCGAGGGTTAGGAGTATCTGAGATACCTCTATCGTAAATTACAGGAGCACTAAACCCTGGTATGTTTCCTGTTTTGGGGTGTAATCCTATTGCCATTATGCCCTACCTTTTGTACCTTGTTGATTTAATAATCCACCAGGTCTCATTTCTTGTTGTAAATGTTGTTGTACCATATTTCCGATACTTCTTCCTAATCCTTGCATGCCATCGCCTGTTACTTGTGAAGATCCTTGTCCTTGACCATTCATACTAATAGAGACATTGACCGTGTTTCCACCACCGCCACCACCACGCATTTCAACAGGAATACTTCTATCGTTTCCTAAAGGTACTACGGCTTCTCTACCGTGTAGCTCTGCGAGATAACCTGAACCAGGACCATCTGCAATACCACCAGTTCTAAACTTAGTTGATTCTCCCCCATACCTATTCATGCCTGGTATTGCTGAGATAGCTTCCATTGTGCCTCCCATTCCTGGGAACATCGCCATTAGTATCTTTAATGCAGCTGCTTTTGCAAACATAGCTGCTAAATCTGCAAGTACTGATTGTGCTAAATCTTTCATTCCATCTTTAAATGATTTTGTACCGTCTACCATTGTTTGGAACATAGATACGAAGCCATTTGAAAGAGTACTTTGAATACCTTCCATTAGTTCGGTTTCTATCTTTAAACTTTCCATTGCGATAGCTTCGTTCTTCAGTTCTTTAATCTGCTCCACGGTAACCCCAAGTCCTTTTTGTCTAGCTTCTAATATGACTTTATTGAATGATGCAATTGCAGGATTTAATGAAAATACTTGTTCTCTTTTAAACTCTGTATTTTCTAACTGAGTATCAGATTTATCCATAAAGTTCAAACCTTTTTCAGTATCTTTTATGGTTTGAATTTTTTCCTCTAATAGCGCATTTTGATGTAAAAGATTTATTCGTTTTGTTAAGATTTGATTATATTCTACGTCAGCATCAGATGTTGGATTAGTAAATAACTCCATATCTTTCATACCAGTTCTATCACTTACACCAGTAATACCTTCCATTTGAGTTTTAAGAGCAGTATTAAGATTTGTATTAGCAGTCTTAGTCTGTCCCATTTGGCTTATGCTACTAGCACGTTTATTTGCAGCTCCTTGTGCTCCGCCTGTAGTTTTTGCGAGTCGTGCTGTTTGTGCAGCTGCTAGAGCTACACTTCGTTGTGCCGCTGCTTGTGCTTGCGTCTGTTTTGTAACTTCTACTTGGTTTTTTAAAAGATCTATCTGTAATTGTAATTGTGCTTCTTTTCTGTCATTTAAGTATTCTTGTTTTGTAATTTCCAAGTCAGCATTAGCTAAAACGCCTTGCATATTGGTTAATTCTTGGTCTTGATAACCGAGTCTTATAATATACTTATCTAAACTTTCGTCGTCTCCTTGTGCCAACTTCTTTTCCATCGCAACTTTTTCTTCATCTGTTTTTAGTTTAGCAACTTCACCGGCATTTAACTTTTCAATTATAGAGTATGCACTTAGTTCTGCTGCTGATCTTTTAACAGCTAGTTTTGCTTCTTTATCTCCTAACGCGTCAATTTGCTTCTTAAGTTTCTCTGTTTGATTTAGAGTATCAAGACCAGCTGCATCAAACTTAGCAATATCTCTAGCATTTTCTAACTCTTTCTTCTGTTGTGCTATCCCAGCGTCCTGAATCTTTAGAGCTCTTGTTTTCATTCGGTTTTGGATTTTCTGCTTAGCTAGTAGCGTATCTTGAACTTCTTTATCTTGTCCTGGCTGTGCATCAATAGCAGCAATCTCTAGTTCTAAGCCTAGTTGTTCTCTAAGTATTTTTGTAAGGTTGCTTCTAACTGTTGCATCTTCTTCGAATCTGCTTGCTGTTCTACTATCGTCTGATTTTGCTAGTTCATTCATAGCACCTGTAAAAGATTCTAAAGATTTAAGAGAGCCGTCTTCCTTATAGAAGCTAACCATCTGTGCTTTTAATTCTTTGAAGCCTGTCTTACCTGCACTACTATTATTCAGTAACTTTTTCTGGGAAGCAGTTTTCCCAAGTTTTTTTGTATCGTCTAAATCAAACTGTGAACTCTGCGCTACAGCTTTATTTTTTGCACCCTGTAAAGCTCTTGACTCAGCATCAGCTGCCATTCCGGCTAACATAAGGTCAATATCATTTATACTAGCTGAGTATGCATCTACTATGTCTTTAAATGGAACATCTTTGAATTTTCTTATTTGTTTATCTAAAGCTTTATTTACTGTTCCTTGATTCTGGGCAAATCTTTTAGAAGCTTCTGAAGCATTTATAATATCGTTGGCTAAGCTTTTAAAACCTGCAGCTTGTTTCTCACCAATTTCAACGCCTCCCTCCATAGCTTCTGCCATTTCTTTGAAAGCAGGACTAAATTTAGAAGCGTTAGTTGCAAGGTTTGAAAACTGCTTCATTACATCGTCGCCAGGCTTAGCTCCTTTTTGTATTTCTTTGTTGTATGCTCTAATTTGTTTAGCTAAGTCCATGCTTTGGAATGCTTGGCCTGATTGCTCTACTGACATTTTTAAATCAAGTAACTGTTCGTTAAGCCTAATATCGAGCATCTTATCCATTTCACCATTTAAATCGGAAAGGCTAGAAGTAAGATCTTCTGTTTCTTTTCTCATCTTTTTGGCAGTTTCGTCTAAATCTTTAAACCAACTTACTAAACTAGTAACACCCTGTATTATCATAAAGACAATACCAATTATACCAGCTGCCATCATAGCTTTATTCATAGCCCATGCTGCTGCTGTTGTTGCGGCGTTCATCGCTGCGAGAGTTCCTTGATACACTGCTTGTGTTGTTTTATATGCAACTCGTTTTGCATTCTCTCCTGCTTGTGTTGTTGCAACCTGTTTTATATTGTGGCCTTTCAACATAGCTTCTTGAGCATTAAGATGGAATCTAAAGGCTCTTTTTTCTTGAGCGTTCATCTTCATATAGATGCCTTTCTTTTCGTTCATCATTCGTCTATAGGCTGCTATTTGTCTTTTATTTAGTCTGCCTGTCTCTTTTCCATCTGCTCCTTTATGTTTAAAAGATTTTACACCCATTTTACTAAGTGCGCCTTTACTGTCCTCTGCACTAGGCATGTCAGCTCCAAAAGCTTGACCCAATCCTGAAAAAGCTTCTCTAGCTCCTGAACCTGCTGTTTTCATTGCTTCAAACGAAGTCTTCATTTTCATTGTAGATGTTTCTAAAGCTGCGTTTAAATTTGGTAGTAAAGATTTGATAATAGGAGTAATAAATAAACCTACTGCAGCTACGAGTGCTCCTGTATTATCTTTAAAGAAGTTAAGCATTGGAATAATGCCTTTCATTATAAAGTTCTGAAAGCTAAGTAATAAATCGTCCATTTCTTTTGAAAATTGTCCCATAGCAAATGCATCTGGATCCATTTTTTCTTGAATTCTTCCATACTTAGTTTCTGCTTGTTCTAGAACGTCATTTAAAACCGCTTGAGTTCTTTCATACGCGTTTAGTTGTTCTCTAGTTTTCCCGACTGTCACAGCATACTTATCAGTTGCGTTTTCTAGTCGTAGAATAATACCGAGTTCGTCTAATAGTTCTGGTTCCGCTTTAGTAACACCTCGAATAAGTCTGTTAAATGAATCTTCCAAATCCCTACCAAGAGCAAGAGATGCATTAGTTGCTGCTACGCCTAACCCTTCTAGTTGACCTGCGCTTAATCCAGCAGCCACACCAATAGCCGCAGAACTAGCTGCCGCTTTAAAACTAAGCATACCATTAGTAGCTTCTTGAATATTAGTGGTTACAGACTTGTAAGCAGTACCCGTGACTGACCCAAAGGCTTGTTGCCCTGCAATAAGGTTTCGAGTTTCCATAGAGGATTTTAAGAATTGAAAAGCTGCTGATACAGCAAATATCTGTGCAGCAATGGTGGCATAGACAGCCACAAGACCACCTTGCATGGTCTGTGCTTGCTTACTAAAGTTTTTTGTAGCGTTGGAGGATTGTTGAGTTACCCCTTTTATTCGTCTATCAGTAGTTTGAGAAGCGCCACCAAGAGCATTCATTTTCTTGGTTAGTTTTTCCGCTTCTTTTCCTGTGACTTTAAAAGAACCACCATCGGTGGTTTTGATAATAATCTCTGCTGCTGTTATTTTCTTTGCCATCTATTGTGTCTTTGCTCGCCTCGTGTGGGCGTCTTGCTTACGTTTAAGCTCAGTATTGATATTTATCGTACTCGAACTTTCTATATGTTTCAAGAAATAGCAAACAGTTTTTTGGTCTTCCACATTATTTATGTCTAGTAAGTCTTTTAGTGGTGACCAGTCCTTACCCATGTAAGAACCACTAGCTCCGTCCCATTTATCGGGGAGCATAGCGTGTATAACGAAAGCCTCCTGAATTTCTAAAGGAAAATCCTCTAGTTCAGGTGGCATCTCATTTAGATCAGGTTCTTGACCTAATTGGTCGCACATTTGTAAATATGCGTCTACACTAATATTGTTAGTATAATACCTAGTTATTAAAGCAAGAGCCCAGGCTACTTGCTCTGCGTAAAATTTTCTAGATCGCCTACTTGTTCTGTTACCCAAGTATCAAAGTCACTAGCATTTTTCATAAGTACTTCTACGTTTTCTTGTGAAAATTCTAATTCTGATTCTTCTTGTGCAGGAGTTAAATCTCCTAGTAATAACATATTTTTGGCATATCCGAGTTTAAAACCTGCCCAGCCTTTAATAACTGCTTTGGTGTACTCTTCAAGAAACTTATCGTCGTCCATCTGCTCTTCGTAACCCCTAGTCTTCTTATTGAATACTTGAGATACACAGCGATTTCTAAGTTTCATTAGTTCTTCACGTGCTAGGTAGCAAAGTTTTACTTTGAACCCTTCACAACCGGGGTAGTCAAATTCTACCGTTTTTGTTGGAGTCATTAGACTCTTTAGTGAGACTGCTTTCGGAGTCTCTTTTTTTACTGTATCGTTCATTTATTTTTCCAAAAAAAGGTGGACAGGGTTCTCCTGCCCACCGTTAAGTTTTATTATGAAGTGTAAGTTACACTCATTTCATTTGCACTATCTGAAGCAGTTGCAGACGAAAGATCTGTTGGTAAAGCATGGAAATTAACATCTACACCAATCACATCTTCAATAGAGTGAGTTGGTAGTTCTAGATGGCAATTTGGCAATGCCACAGCTACTTTCGGTGCGTTTGCGCCACCAATGCTGAATGTCATGTTAAAGCTATTTGTAATAGTATCTTGCGATTCGTGTAAATCTTCTAAAAGATCTTGCGAGCCGTTTGCTGCACTATTTAAGTAACAGGTAAAGTTACCTGAAACTGATCTAGTTCCCATGACGTGTCCTAAAGGCTGATTGACAGACCCTAGGGTTTCTGGTGTTAAGTAAGTTAGATTGTTTTCAATCGTAATATTACCACCTGTCAACACGACATTATAAGTTGTGTCTGTTGCACCATATACTTCTTCAAAAACAGTACCAGTACCTGTAGCAGCAGCTGATCCTCTTGTGAAGATAACTCCTACAGTATTAGCCGATCCACCAACGTCAGTTGCTGTAAAGTCAGTATTTCCTACTGAAGCAATTTTATATTTGCTACCCTGTACCATTGCTGTTGCAGCGATTGCGATGTTATTAAACCCGTCTCCGCCTGCTCCGACTGAAACGTCAGATGCGATAGCTAATGAAGTAAGCTTTTGTCTAATATAATTTGAAGTACTTGATACTCCTTCGTTAATTAAACCTTTTGTTGTAGTACCTGCCGCAGCTGTGTTTAACTGTGCGACTTCACTAATTTTTTTACCTTGTCCTGACCAAGCAACTTGTGCTAATCCTTCGATATCAAAATCGATAGATGCAGAACCGACTGAACAGTCACTAATTTTGTAAACTGTAACTCCGTCTGTTCCAGTATCGTATGTTGCTACGCTACTGTCTTTTGCTGCTCCGAGTACAAAGAATAAGTCAAAAACACCTAGTGTCACCTTATTTGAGTTTTGAAAGTTAAATACATTCGGCTCAAATGTTGATGCTGTTGGTGCTCCTGTTCCGCCTACACCTAGGTTATAGGTTGTTGCGGACATTGCTCCCCATAGAGGCCCTTCTACTGCAAATTTCTTTGCGTTTCCTGCGTGTTCGTTAGACGCCCACACATTTGCAGCTCCTGAAGTAGTTGGTCTCATATAAGTACTAAAACTCCATTCCGCTGGTGCAAAAGAGTCGTTGAACATTGCTCTTCCTCTTTTACTGTTACCCGATGAATCGGCTGCTTCGCTCAAAGTAATCTCTGAACTATTAGTAGCCTGACTAAAGGAGTAACCGTCTAGTACTGGTAATTCATAAAGTGCGTCGTCTGTGCTATCAGCACTCGCGTGAAACTTCATAAATACTTTGGTATCTCTACTAAAATGAAATGCCATTATTTTCTCCTATTATTCTCTGAAAGAGCCGTACTAAATATTTATTTAGCTTAGGCTTTTTCTAGTATTGAATCTCTACGATGACTTCTCCGACACCGAGAGGCTCCAAAACACCTTCGTCTGTATCAACCGATAAGATTGTAGTCTTAGCTGTTGTTTGAGACGCTCCTGTTGAATCTGTATACGTCAACGGATCATTATCCTCGAGTACAGTTTCAACGTCTTCTAGTAATTCTTCAAGTGCTAATATGACGTCATCATTGTCGTTCACATAACACCTAATTGTTACTCTTAAAAATCTAAATCGGAACCCGCCACCTTCGTATTCACGAGTTTCTTGTCCTGCTCCTACTTGAATTGCTGGGAAGTCTTGTACTTCGTCCCAGAATCTAAGTCTTGGCTCTACACTTTGAACAGAGCTTCTAAAAGGTGCGCTCCCATTCAAACTTTCGTACAACTTACTCGCAATCGCTCCAACTATGGCTCGTCTACGCGTTGAGTGTGCTCTAGCTTTAGTCGCGTCCATTAGTTTCTCCTAATTGTTGTAGGTTGTCTTCCTAGTATTCCCATAGCAAGTTGTCTAATACTTGCTCCTATTATCTTTCGAGGGTCTCTTTGAGTACTCCCCTGTTTTCCGCCCGGTTCAAAAGTTTCATAAGGCTCTCTCATATAAGTATAGTCTATGTCTACTCCACCTCTTGGACCTAAATTTACATTCTCAACTCGGGCTGAGTTTGCAAATCTACCAGTTCTAAATTGTAGTGCTGGTGGTGTCATTTTACTTGCTACCATTTGGGGTAACATTTCATTTAACAAGTTTCTTAAAGCTATTGGACTTTGTGTTGTTTTTGCTTCCTCTATACTTTTACCTACTTTAGGTCTTGCTCTAACCCCTTTACTTGCTGCTATGTAAGCTTTTGAGGTCTTACTACTTGCCCCTCGTATAGATTTGTCTTTACTTTTCTTTCCTCTTACCTTGGCATCTTTTGCTTGTTTTAAAAGTTTTTTATTAACCTTTAATCTAAAATCTGGTCTAGTACCTTTTACCTTTAGTAGTTTTTCTATTAGCATTATTTGTTGCTGTCTTACTATTAAATCTTTTTTAGAAGTAGAACCTTTCATTTCTACCCAGTTTTTTCCAGCCAGCTTCTTCATCGCAGGCTTTACAGCATTCCTTACATAAGAATCAATATGCTTTTTTATTCCCTTCATGTCATACTTACCTTTTGCAAATTCAGCGTTTCCTTTCGCATCAGTAGCATGTAAGTCAACTACTAAGTCTTCATCAAACGTAAAATTATCAACCTTTCTATACTGTGTTAAATCAAACTTCATATCTAGATTATTAGTAATCATAGTTCTAACTACACTAACTTGATCTGCTATTTCTTTCTCGTACTTCCCAGTAACAGAAACTCTTTTCATTCTGTTAAAATTCTTAGCCATAGCTAAAACTGCTACGGTAGTTTGTTTTCCGCCTTTTGGTCTTATCTCTTTTGAGCCAAAAGCTTCCATGGCTTCTCCATGTCCTTTAATAGGTTTAACCTCTTGCGATGTTTTCCCTCTCATGGTCTTACCGGCAGGGCTCTTTTTCCCTTTACCTGCTTCTTCACAGTAGTAAGCAAGTTGTCTAAAAGCTCCACCTCTTGCTTGTTTGTACAATTTCTTAGTAGCATTGTTAACTAAGTTATAAGGAATTCCTCCTTTAGTCATCTTACTTGCTTTCGTTACACCCTTTGCTAGGTTTATATCTATTCTGTTTCCACCTTGTTTAGACAGTATGTCTGAGGGGCTTATAGTTACAACACCTCTAAAAGTAGTTGTCCAGACTGAAGTTACATTAGTCTTACTTAACATATAGTCTTTAACGCCTTTTTCTGCAGCTTCTGTAAAAGCTTTATCAAAGCCTCCAGGGTGGTTAACTTGGAGATCTCTGTCCATATCTTTTATGTCTCTTTTACTGAAACTTTTTTGATACTCTCTATAAGCGTCTAATAAGTTTCTTTTTAGAGTATTTCTGCAAACTTGCAAAGTATAAGAATACTTATGCTTATGTAAGTTATCAAAACTACCTCTTAGAGAAGTTTTTATTTCTGCTTTTATTAACTCTGCAACTTCGTCTATCACACCACAACTCTATATAAGTCTAGTACTCTTTTGATGTGGTCTGGAAAGTCAGTACTCGTCCTCATTCCTGAAGTGCCTTGGTTTTGCAATGTTGCTCCACCTAGAGTCTGTCTTTGCTTATGCTCATCTTTTACATAGTAAGTAATTAGATCGAATATAGCGAGTTTTAAATCTCTCGGACAGTCTGCGTATCCCGCATTGTAAGTTACCTTTACGGAACCCACACCTTTTGCCCACATTTTGTGATTACCATTATCATCAGTTCTGACTATAGCGTCAGCATCATAATCCACAAAATATTCATAATTTGTTGTTGTCAAAGTTTTGTAGTCACCACTATATGTAGTTCTTTCTTGTACTATATCAACCGCTGTTAACGGACACTCGCTGACAATAATCGTTGAGGTGTAGTTATCGTTGATTGAAAAAGTTTCAACTTTGTTGGTAGAAAAGAAATCAACAAAAGAAGTACCGCAGTACTTTTTAACAAGGTCTGAAACTTGAGGAACAATTAGATTGAGACGGTCGTCTTCTTTCTCGCCTCTAATTCCTTCAGCGTCCTTGTATTCATTTGTCGTTACTAAATCTGCCATAATTATCTCTTAAAAATATTGCGGTGGGGTTTAACCCCCACCACAAAAAGGTTAGCTATTAACTAGCTTTGAACTTATAAGCCCACTTAGAAGTAGCACCATCGATTAGATCGGTGAAACCAATTCTTTGTGAAGCAACCAGAACTCTTCTTTGGTTAGCAACTTCATAGTCTGACTCAATTGTCACACCACGTAGTCTAGGCATTACGTAGTTTCTTGCATATACTGCAATCGCTCCGTACCCATTAGCTGCTTGAGCAGGGAATTCGTCACAGAGTAGAACTCTTGAGCCAAATACCTGACCAATCTCACCAGTGAGTTTAGTAGCCATATCACCAACTAGATTAGCATCTTGGAATTCTGCGTCTTCTAGTAACTGGAAGTAAGCACTTTGTGAAACAATATAAGTTACGTCGTTAGGGTTAACACCGTATTTGCCCATATTCTTTCTTAAAGCAAGCAATTCTGCAGCAGTAACAGTATCTGAAGCTACAGCTGTTGCTGATTGAGTTTCATCACTATCTGCTGATGCCATTTTGATAAGACCATCAAAAGTTCCTGATGTATAAACACCAGTAGAGTGGTTACCTAATAGTAACGCATTCTCAATACCTTTTGCATGTGATCTAACAATTGATTCCCTAATTAAAGGAAGAATCGGCATGATTGCATCTTCTTCAGTCTCATTACCTAAGTATGATTGTGAAATAAGTTTGTGAGTTGATAGAGTTTTCTCTGTCAAATCAACACCACCGAAAGGTGAACCATAGGTGTCGCCTGTCTGAGCCAAGTTACCATGTGGTGAAGAACCACTAGCTACTTGGTTAGTAGTGAATTCAGCGTATCCGCTGTCGGGTAAGATAGGGATAATCATATTAGCGGAATTCATTTGAATTTCTCTAAATAGCGGTGCTAATACTAGCTCGCTTTGAATATCTCTTTCTACGTTTGTAGAAACGATTTGCTCGAAATCAGCAGATGAAACCTGAACACCTGAGTGTTGGTTTACCTTTTCCATTACGCCTTTAGCGTATGGAGTATCAAAGCCTCTACCTGTTGCTAGACCTAAGATCTTCGCATCTACGATATCGCCTTCGAAAGCTTCTTTCCAGTTTTTGTTGCCTCTATCTTGGAAAATCCTTTTTGATTCGCGCATGGCTTGAATCTCTTCTGATTTTTCGGATAGTTCGGATTGTAGTTCCTTAACAACAGACTCTAGGTCTCCCTGTCTTTCTTCTACTTTCTTAGCAACATCATTGATTAACTTCTCAGCTCCAGAAATACTTGACTTAACAACTACTTTCTGTTTTTCCTGCTCGGCTTCCAATTCAGCTTTTTCAGTAGCTTCTACTTCAGCTTTCGCTGTAGTTTCTGCTTCATCTTTAGCTTTTTGCTCGGCTTGCTTCATTGCAATGCTAGTCGCAGTTTGATCTGCTACTTGCTTTGCGAATGCTTCAAGGTCGAACTCAGGGCTTACTTCAGGATTTTTCTTTTCTTCTGACATTTTAGTCTCCGTTTTGTCGGCTATTGCCTCGCTTGACTGCTCAATCTTTGCACTAGCGTCGATTGAGTGAGTCTCTTTTATAAAAGTCTTTTTGAACTGATCGTACTCTTCCATACTATCAAATGATTTCGCTAGTGAGAAGACTGCGTTTTGGTTACAAGGAACCGAAACAACAGACACTTCAAATAGTTCAGCGTCTTTTATTCTATATCCATCGGTTTCGGATATATAATCCGCGTCCTTGACTTTGAAACCGACAGAAAAAGCTCCAAGAACGCCATCTTTAATAAGATCTTTTATTTCGCCAGCAGATTTGGAAATACGAGCTGTAAGCTCTAATCCATTATCTGTGACCCCTATTTCTTTTGCACGACCGATTGGACGGTCGTAGTTGTGATTAAACAAGATAACTGGATTATTTTTAAAATTATCCAGACCACCTTTAGTCCAAGCACCACCATCAATTGTATCACCAGCTCTATCGATATGGTTCGTACTAGCTGATCCTTTGATATCTAGTCCGCCATCATCGTCTTCTGATAACATCTTGAAAGTGTTTGTCCAATGAAAGATTTTTTCTTTAGCCATGGTTAAGCCTCCTTTTTAACCTTTGCCTTTTTAGGCGCAGGTGCTGGAGTTTCCACTACGGCAACTTCAATTGGAAATCTATATTTAGCAGCAGATAATACTCTATTCCATGATCCATACTTTCTTCTTAAAAGATAGTCTCTCACAGGAGCTTTCTCGTCCGCTTTATAATCAGTTAGGCTGATAGTATCTACATTTTTTGCCTGCATATACTCGCTTAAAGCCTTTAGCATCATATTTTTTGTCATAATTATTCTTCCTCTGCGGGTGGGGTTTCTTCCGGTCTACCACCTTGCTCTGGATTCGCGGCTGACCCTGCAATATTTGCAGGAACTCGCGGTTGATCGAATCCGTCAATCGTCTCAAGTCTCAACGCCTCCCTTGCTTCATTCGGTGTTAATATTCCCGTATTTACAAGCGTAGCGTAGTAATTCGCCTGGTCTCTCAATTCAGGCTGAAGTGCTGGTACATCACTAGCATCTTCATTAAGTTTAAAACCGAAGAACCTCTCGAAAGCATACCCTATTTTTCTAATAATAGGAAGTATGGTTTCTAAGTAATAAAGACGGTGATTAGGTCTAATGTTTGCATTATTCCCGCCGTCCAATAAGATTGGTGGTACTCCTAAGGCTTCAAGGATTATCTTTTCATTGTTGGCTATGCCTTCTTGAAAGTCTAAATTCTTAAAGTTTATTTCCGTTAGGTTTTCCACCTCTAACCCGCCATCTAGGAATAGTGGTCTTCGACCTCCTGATGTAGGATTATATCTAGCAACCCAAGCCTGTAACATTCTTTCTTTAATCTTCTCAGAAAGTGTGTTAGGGGACTTAAGTACTAAACCTGGTACTGCTCCGTTTTTGAAGAAGTTATCTTGGAATCTTCTCATACTTCCAAGTAACTGCATGGTTCTCCATGCTGGCTTCAATCTAGGAACTCCTCTATAAATAGAGTTAAAACTGTTTTCTTTAATATGTATAATCTCTTTTGGAGTATACTCTGTTCCGTTATCGTATGTGTACTTAGAAACAAAAGTATTTTCATCTGTTTCAATAGTAACATGCTCTGCTGGTAGATGATAGAGGTGTGCTCCATCAAAATAAATAAATATGTTACCGTCTATTAGTAGATCGGTAATTAAATTTCTTTTAAATGAACTTACATCTTGAAAAGGGTTAGGCTCTTTATTAAGTAATAAATCGAGCTTACTTCTTCTCATGTTCTTAACTATATTGTTAACGCCTTTAATTTGTTCGCCAACATCATAAGGTATATCCGCTGCGTCGTCCACTATCATGTTAACTGCGCGGTTTACTACCTCTAACTGTTCATAAGCGTTTCTATAGTTGCTAGTAACTTCTCGAGAACTAAGAGAACCACCTTCTTCTCCAGCGATATGAGGTTGTGAAGGGTTTAGCTTCTCCCATTCCTCGCTAGGTGAGGTTCTTCCTAATATTCTGTCATACCATGCCATATTTATCTCTCTGTATACCCACCCATCGTTCTTGTTTTTTCGCTGTTACTACTCGTGGGCGTTTGCCGTAGATGGAGTGAAGTTTCATATGATGTTCGTGACATAATGTAACAGCAGCTTCGTAAATCTCTTTGTTGTGTTCGTTAATAAACTGTTCTCTGACACCCATTATATCTGCCGCATCAGTTATTTTAATCTTGTTCTTTCTAAGCCAGATCTCTAGTAGTTCTGTTAGACCGTGAAAATGATGGAAGTCTAGATTCTCTGTTGCGCCACAGATAAAGCATTCCGTTCCTTTGTCGTATTTCGACTTAGCCTTGTCCCTGACATATTTAACTAGATCTCGTTTTAGTTCCATAACTTATTCCATTCATTAAATTATACTATCTTTTGGGTATGTTGTCAAGAAGTATTTTTGTGCGGTGGTAGTTAGAAGCTAGTAACACTTGTCTCAAACGAGTACAACGCATACCGCAATGCATCAGCCATATGTGATGCCATGTTGTGTTTAGGCTTTTCTCGTAGTAAATTAGGATTGGGGTCCCACTGATATTGGTCAAGTGAGATCAGAGTCTCGTGACATTTATGATCGACTATAAGTTTATCATTATCACAGATCGCTGCTACATGTCCAATTCCATCTAGTACAGATTTTTTCGCGTTAATAGTAGTAATGTCATAGTTTTGTGCAAAGTCAAACCTTGTTTGTTGTGCCGCCGAGTCTATGTAAATATAGTCTATATTCCACTTTTGAATTAACTTCTGTATTTCAATTGCGTGTTGTTCTGTAGTTCTTTCAGAGTCCATATACTCATCTAGTAAATAATATTTGTCTGCGTCCCAGTCATATGCAATTACACAGAAAGCTGTAGGATCTTTATACCCTACGTCCATTCCTGCAAATATGTCCATGTTACTAACATCAAGTTCTGCCAAGTCTTGTTGACATTTATCTCTTTTAAAGCCCCAGACCTGTCCTTCGAAGACATTAAAGTCTGCCATATACTCTTGATTGAATTCGCTTTCCGACATGGTTTTCCGTGCTTCAGCAATATCTTCATCAGATATACGTGGGTTTTCATGATAGGTAGCCTTAACGCTAGCCCACTCTGGAAATTCAGTAGAAAATCCTCTATGCCAAAACTCTGCAAACCAATTGTTCCTACCACGTGGGGTAGAGATGAATATGGCTTTTGAGTTTTCTTTATCTAGTGTAGGTCGTAGTGCGACGTTGAAAGCGTCCCTTCCATCCACAAGGGCGGCTTCGTCGAAGATGATGAGGTCATAGGACCTACCAACGACTGAATCCACTTGATTAACCGACCCCATACGTATCGTAGAATTGTTTGAAAGTTCGATAACTTTATCTTTTGCATTATCTTTAATTACCTCTAACTCAAAATGTTTAATGAGTGTTCTTTGAAGATCGAATGATATCTGCGAGAGTGAGTAGTTAGGCGACATTAACAGAACGTTAGCGCCCGGTACTAAAGTAACTAATTGACCAATTACATTAGCAATGTATGTTTTACCTTGCCTACGTGAAACTGCGGCAGTAACAAAACGATACTTCGGATTGTTGATTGAATTGATAATGGCCATTTGAGTAGAATTAGGTGTAATACCTAACAGCTCCATATAGCCATTTATCGGTAACTTAATAAAGCGGTTTTCACTTTGAAACTCCATTAAGTTTGTTGAAAGTATGTCTTTTCTAGAAATCTCTAACATTAGTGTATAACCTCGTTTCCAAAGTAGGAGTCATCTGTATTAGCAATAAGCCCTTCTTCGTCAACAACGTTATAGAGGTACATAAAAGCAAGAGTAATATTTTTCATATCAATCTCTTTTGGCGTTAGTTCCCTTTTTTGTGCTACTAGTTCAAAAGTACTTGCAATTGTTGCTGCATGTACCAAGGATTCTTGTAACCAGAGAACCCTTCCGTTTACCTCTTTCATGTTTACCTTCTAGTGTTAATTGGTACACCCTTCACCGTTGCGGCTGAGGCGTAAATTCTATCTTCCATATCTTTCGAGATATACTCTGAAGCTCCTGCTTCGAGAGTAAATGCACCTTGTACATCAGTACCTGATGCTCCATTAAGTATCGTAATTGTAGCTTCAGCAGCGCCTAGGTTAACAACTCTTACTTCTGGTGCTAGTTCAAAGTTACTTGATGCTCCAGCAGTTGTTCCCATTGCGGCTTCTGCCCCTATAAATTTTGTCGACATTTATTTTCTCCTAACGCTTTTCGCGTCCTTTCCCTTGTTGTACTCCAAAGCGCGAAGCCTTTGCTTCGCGGCTTTTTTAGTCTTGGATAAACCGGGAGTATTTGTTATTGTCCAGCCTTTTTTCGTTTTACGAAGCATTAGAATGCTTTGCTAATAAAAAATGCAGCTGAGTCTAAAAACTTACCATGTCTGGCTCCGTCTAGAACTTCCATTCCGACTGTCCAGTTCTTCATCTCTCTAGAGACTGTAAGTTGCTGGTAGGTATCATCATTGTCAAACATAGCATGTCTAACTGAAATATCTACGACTTTAATGAAAGGAGCTTTAAGAGTTACCTCTTTATAGTTCTTATCTTTGTCGTCCATATCAGTCCACATAGCTAATTCAAGCCAATTGTTCCCGCCTTTTACGAACCATTCTTCTACGTGGTCAATAGCTTTGTCGTCATATCTATATTGAATGACTCCGCCGTCCATATACCATGTATCATTTAGGTTCCATCTGTAACCGCCATAAAGATCGTATTCCCAGTCCGCTTCTGCCATATCAACTTGTGATACCCATACGCCACCGTACATCCCTTTATAGTCTAGGTCTAAACTTCCTTGGAATGCTTTTCCACCCATAGTCTGGCTTTCGCCTCTAAAGTAGTAGTCACTCCATACTCCGACATTTCCATTAACACCAGCGAATGATGGTAATGCAAGTGTGCAAAGTAAAATTGCAAGTAGTTTATTCATAGTTTTCTCCCTATAATTGTCAAGAGCAAAGCCTCACGATCTGGACCGCGAGGTAGTGCTGTCAACTCTTTAGTTTTAAGAAGGCGATACAACTTTTCACGTTGCTTAAATATGAGTATCGCTGTAGCCTTCTCAATAGCGAATATCATAGGTGGTAAAGATAATTTCTCTTCTAATCTCTTTTGTTCAGCTGTTTGCATAACAGCCTCCTTAAGTTAATCAAGTAGAGGATTTCTATCTTTTGCCTTACCAATGTTGAGTGCAAATCTGTCGATCCACTTATAAGCTTTCGCCCATAACTTATCGTCCATCGGTGTGTCAGTCATAGCTACTATGGCTGAGCAAACCGTGATAAGTATAGGGAGAACTTGTATAAGTCCCCATACGATTTTTATCAATTCAAACATTCTCTATCTCCCAGAAGGTTACCCCTTCTCTTTGCCTCTAATTATTAGGGCCTAATCCTGCAGGTCTGACCATTCCGCCAGTTCCATAGACTTCAGCACTAGAAGCGTACAGTTTATGGAATTGTCTCCTTTTCCATAAAATCATACTTTCACCTGGTTGAAGACGGACTGAGCCCATCTCTATAGGTGCATCACCGCTTGTTACATTGTGTACAGTTTGGACATTAACTGATTCGTTTACTAATCGTACATATGTCAATCTGTCGCCACAAGTAATGGCGGTATCAATCGTTGTGGGCATTGCCGTTGCGGGCTGCCCTGGTGCAAATGCTAACATAAGCTATTCTCCTTTACCATTTAACTTTGTTCGCCCAATAAGCGGCGGACATTTTACCTTTCGCAATATTTCTGCGATGCCTTGCTTTAAAACTCTTGCGTTTCATTTTCATTCTACGAGATTCGCCAGCTTTAGGTTTACCTGCTGTCTTAGCTCCTTTCTGTCCGAAACGAATTGTTTTGATTCGACTTCCAACTTTAGCCACAACAATGTGTGACTTAGTTTTATGTCCAGGTGTTCTTTTAGGCTTATTGAATCCTTTAACACCTGCTCTTTTAATTCTGGGATCTTTCTTACGACCCTTGGGTTTACTTCTTCTTCTTACTGCCACGCTTCTTCTTCCTCTTTTTCTTGAACCCTGCCTTCATGAAAGCGTATGCTTTAGGAGAAATAGTAGATTTTTTCTTTGACCTACTTTTACCCTTCTTTTTTCTTTTATTGATATTAGCGTATAAGCTCATTACTTCTTACCTCGCTTCTTCTTTCCTTTCTTCTTCTTAGGACGACCTCTGGTCTTCCCATACGTTCCTTTACCTGATGGCATATATTACCCCCGTTCCCCGAAGGGCTTAGCTTATCGTCTTAAAGAGCCAGGTAATTTACCGTATCCTCTTTTCTTACGTTGAAGCTGTTTCTTTCTAGCAAGTAACAAGTTTTTCCTGATGTCTCTTTTTTCGACAACAGGCTCTTCTGCAGTTACTTCTTTTGTAATTTCTTCTTTATCCATTTGCGAACTCCATCGCTGCTTCCTTTGAAGCAAATTTTGTTTGTACCCCTTCAGGGCTTCTTAAGCAGTGAGACCCACGTTTTAGTGAGTACTCCCAGCCTTCTGGAAAGTCACGTTTCTTGTTAGAAACTGCTTTTGTTTTTGGTGACATCTTAATGTCTTTTTTGTCATACTCGACTTTCATAATTTCTCCTAGTGCATTTGAAGCATAGTATAAATTACACCAGCTCCTCCGACAATTATAGTGCCAGCGGCTCCTATTAGTATTGTTTCAATTCGTGTTATTGTTGATTCAACACTATCAAACCGCCCTGCGCTCCGTTGTTCTATTCCTTGAAGCTGATTGAATACCGTTTTCCACCGTTCGGCACATATCGCTTCATGTTTTTCTAGCTCTGCCGCCAGTTCATCAGTATTCATTTACCATCTCCTAGATAGCTCTGTGTATATTCCTACACAATTTAAATTATAGCAAAATTTTAGGTCGTTGTCAAGCATTATTTTTGTATGGTATAAATTTTGACAGGTTCAGTCTTTCCTTTAACAGTTACCTCGTCGATAAAGTCATAGTTGTAACCCTCTACCATGCTATGCGCACTTATTATTAAATCTGTGTTGTACTGTTTACAACTGCTCTCTAAACGAGCAGCGAGGTTAACAGCATCACCGAGAACGCTATAGTCGAAACGACTACTACTACCCATGTTACCGACAACACAAAGTCCTGTATTGATTCCGACTCCTGTATGGATTTCAGGGCTTCCTTCATTCCTGAGAACATTATTTAACTCCTCCAAAGCCTCTCTCATTTCAAGAGCTGCTGCTGTTGCCTTTCTTGCGTGGTCTTCCACATCTAGAGGGGCATTCCAAAAGGCCATGATGCAGTCCCCCATGTACTTATCAATAGTTCCCTCATGCTTCATAATGATGTCACTCTGATTAGTTAAAAAACGATTTACCAGCTCCACTAATTTATGAGGCTCTGACTGGTAAAATTCCGAAATCGGGGTAAATCCTCGAATATCCGAAAAAAGAAAAGTTAGTTGTTTCGTCGACCCACCCAATCTCAGTAATGATGGGTCTTTTTGAAGTGCTTCTACCTGAGCCGGGCTAACATAGGTCCCAAATTGTTGTTTAATCTGTAATCTCAGCAAGTACTGTGTAATAAAACTACGGAATTGTACAATACTCCAGAATAAAAACAGTATAACTAGCGTGCCCGAAACGTCAAACAAGTAGGAAGACTCTACAAGCTTCCAAGAAGCGTAACCAAGTCCCCCTAATAGTGCTAAAATGATGGGTAGGCTTAGCCAAATGCTGCCTGCTACAGCCATAATTAGTACCATTCCGATTATTAGTGTTCCAAGTTCTGCTAAAAAGCTCCAAGAGGGCTGAGAAAGTGGTGTTCCACTAATTAAAGTATTAAGTACGGTTGCCTGAACTTCATGAGGGTACTTTGGACCGCCTGGAGTTGCGACAAGAGGAGCCACTCCCTCTGCAGTCACACCAAAAATTACAAATGGTGCTGGGATTGGCTCCTTCATGTACTCTGCTGCTGTCTGTCGATAGAACTTTGTGTTCCAATTTGCAAAAACTAGTCCGTTTTCGTTAGTAGAAAGCTTACCATACGCTGGTACTCTTATCCACTCGACTCCAGTCTCTTCTGTTTTGATCTGATAGCTTGGGTCGCCGACTGCTAGCCTCAACATCTCTAGTGAAAAGCTAGGATATATCTTATTTTCGCTTGCGATTGCGAGAGGCAGTCTTCTTACGACTCCGTCTAGTTCGGGACTTGTGCTTATTAGCCCCACTCCGTAGCTTTCTAATGCTGATCTTAAAATTCCTGGGTAATTGTATAGCCATTCTGATGGTGTTCCATTGCCCAACTGCGCCGTACCGACATGTGGGCCTTGCTCAAAAGTTTGCGTGCTACCTATAAAGGATAAGACAGTAGGAAACTGATTGAGTGTTTGTTGAAATTCTTTATCTTTGCCGTGAATATCCTTATCTGGAAACGCTACTGTAATTCCTGGCACTCCTTGTGTCTTTCTTACAGCATCTGCATAAAAGTTTCTAGGTAGTGGGTAGCCTCCGTAAGCTTGTACTATTTCTTCATCAATGTCTACGAGTAAAATTGCTTCGTCTTGTACCACGTCTCTGCTCATAATTAGAGCATCAAGAGACTTGAGTTCTAGTATCTGAAAAGGATAGGGATTCCAAATAAAAAGACCTATAAAACAAAAGGCTATTAGTGCATTAGTTTTCATACGTAAATATCTACAAAGTTCCCTTTTAGTGCTTCAAGAAATCTATACCTTCGATAGTAGTCGAATTTTTTAATATTACAGTATGTCATTGCTGAGTAACTGAAACAGTGCAACCACCTACTGTTACACAGTTTTGTGTTATAGAATAAGTTTTATTACTAGTGCTATCTTGAATAAGTGTTATATTTGTAGGCTGGCTGCCTTGTAGAGTAATAGTAGCATTGTGACTGCCACCACCTTTTTGTTGTACGTTTGCTATAGAACCGTCTGCAGTTCCATAGTAGTAAATATGTGAGTAACTAGATCCTCCGTCTTCTTGGAGTACGTCATGGTCGACACCGTCCATGTGAATATCTAAATAATGAGTATGAGTACCTTTTTGTATAATATCTATATCATTAGTATTTCCCCAAACATGCCCACCATAGGTAGCTCCACCTTCTTGGTATATGTTTAAGTTGTTGTTAGTACCGTCTATATCTCCACCCCAAGATTTGCCTGAGCCCCAGTAGGGAACCCAAGATATTTTATTATTAGCACCTACTTGTTTTAATATAATAGTATTCTCGCTATGTGCCATAGAAAAGTCTATTTCGTTATTATACCCTATTTGATCAATAGTCAAAGTTACTTCGTCTCCATCAGTACCAACTTGATCTATGTGTACATGGTTATCTCCAGCTTGTAGCTCTGACATGAAAAAGAATAGTAGTATAATGACGAGTATTAAACTGACCTGAACGTACCATGGCTTTTTCTCTTCGCCTTTTTTCATAGCCCAGCCATATAGTCCTGACTTTTCTCCAATACGGTGTGCCCAGTAACTAGGACTTGTCCAATCTTTTAGTGCTTTTAAAAATCTAATCATTAGTTTGTCTGCCTTATAAGTATATTGATGGATTCTCCATCTCCTACAGTAATTAAACTCTCTTTTTCATCAGTAATAGTATTGATACGAGCATTTGCTCCTTCAGCTAGTCTAATACTAATAATTCCTGTAACTTGTCTGTAGAACCAAATTTGTCCAGTATCCTCAACTATAGTTTGATATTGAGTATCTTTATCGAATCCTGGTAGTGTGCCGACTATGTCTACGCTACCAAAGTCTCCTCCGCTTTTCTTTCTAGAGAGCAAATCTGCTTCTTCTATTATTTCTAGTAAGTCTTGCAAGAAGTCTACATCTAAGAGGTCTCTATCTAATTCTGTGTACTCTAGTTGATTCTCATCTAAGTAGTCTGTCTCTAAGTCGTTAAACTCTAAAAAGTCAGCCGTTAGAATATTGTTTGAGTTATTTTCTGTCTGTTGTTCATCTATCTGTTGCTGAACTTCTGCGGGAGGATTGACAATAAACATGTTGTCTATCATTCCAACAGTAACGTTTGTAATTGTAACTGGCGGTGCAGGAGAGGTAGAAATAGTGCTCACCATCGTTGCTTGATAGGCTTGATCGAGAGTTACTACACCTCCTTCGTTAGCTACAGTAATAATTCCTGAAGAACTACCGTCAGCATTTGGTAATAAAATGATTAAGCTTCTACCTAATTCATCTATTGTTGTTGTAAAATCTGTTCCCCTAATACCAATACTAGCAGTAGGAGTTTGAATATCTATATTTGCTTTGTTCATTAGACCTAGCTTACCTGATGTAAACCTGGCTGTTCCCATTGCAAATTTCATAACCATCTTAGATTTAGAAGGATCAGGGTCATAAATAACCTCATCAATCAAAACCTTTGAGTGTTCTGTAAGTCGTAAGTTAGAGTCATCATTGAACGAGACTGCAATACGGCCATTGTCAGTAAGTAGTGTATCGTATAGTAATATTGTACTACCCACTACAGCTGACATAGCCGCATTGTCGTCACGTTTAATGTTGCCCTCTCCAGTTTGTTCAAATATATTTCCAATATCTGCCCAAAGAAGTGAGGGGAGAAATATACTAGTCGCTAGTATCTTTTTGGTTAATTGTAATAACTGCATCATCTGAATTTACCTGTAAATCAATTTTTCCAGAACAACTTGAAACACCAGTTGGACACGTACCTGAAGACTGCATAATGTCAATGTTTCCATCGTCACCTGTATAGTCAACAATCAATATTTGATCTGCGTCTTTTTGTGTAGTATTATAGTCGTTGCTGCTTCCTGTTAAGTCTAGCTCCCACTTAGTATTGCCAGAGTCTATAACGGTTGTGAAAACGTTTGATCCTCCAAGTAATATTAAATCGTAGTCTACAGATTCTGCGGCAGCATTATATGCTAAGTCTAAATTCCAAGTATTGGAATCTCCTGTTACCGCTAAGTCCATGTCTAAACTGTCAGCAGACCCACCGTAACCAATATTCCAATCAAAGATATTACTATCTCCAGTAAAGGTCATATCGATTTGGGACTGATCGAGTACAATTGGTCCAAACAATTGGTTTAAATTACCAATTTGATCCAAATTTAAAGTTATGTTACTTCCAGTAATCATCATGTCAGTAGCAACTGAGCCACTACTAATTGTACCACCGAATTTGTTTGCATAACCTTTTTGATCAATTGTCAATGTCAGATTATCTCCAGTTTGTTGCAGAAAAATCTCATTATCTGTTGAATCTGCCATGACATTTACAGAAAGTATCATTGCGAATAATATGCTATTTAGCTTCTTCACTTTCATCTTCTCCTTGTTGTTCCTGGACTTTCCAGAAACCCCTCTCGTCGCCTTGAATAATAATGGCGACTACAGCAGCTTCAATAGCTGCTCGCACTGCAACAGTGACACTTTCGTTCTCTGCTACACCGTCTTCTATCTCTATCAGTTGAGTATCCATATCGACAAATTTAAATACGTCGAAACCTCCACCTACTGACAAAATAGTCTTTTTGGTTTGGACATTCAACAAAATTTCTCCTGTAAGAGTACTAATTCCACGTAAACTTACAGTAACTACATCTCTTCTGTAGCTTTGTTGTGAGCCAATCCCTAATGTTCTTGCTCCTCTACCACCGCTTTCTACATTTGAGTCGTAGCCAATAATGCCACCCTCAAATATTATTCCTGCAAATAGTAAAGATTGAATTCCTTGATTCTTTTCTTCTGGTCTTTCTTCTCTAGTACTTCTGACAATTTGTCTTTCTCTTACTAGATTATCAATACCGTGTCTTTCTACAACTCTAAACCATTTTCCATTAGCGGCTGTTTTAAGGGCATCAATAAGTAATTCCGTACTTCCCTGAGTGACAGCAGTACTAAAGTCAGCTAGATTATCTCTACGCTTTCTTTGTCCTGTTAGGTCTTCAAAGTTATAAACGGCTACTACAGGCATTACTTCTGCCGGTGGGAAGTTAAGTAGTCGTTCGTAGGTAGGAAGCTGCACAATTTCTGGCAGCTCTAAACACTCACCAAACTGCTTTGCGAAGCCTTTGGTACATGTGTCGTTTATCATGGGTACAGACGCGCAGCCTGTAATCAGTAGTAGAGTGATGACTCCAAGAAGCCTCATTAGAAGCCTCCAGTGCCAATCGGAATATCTATCGTAGTAGTACTTCCGTCCTCTGCTGTTATGGTAAGACGAATAATATCCGTACAGACTCCATCTTCTGTACAAGTATTCGTTCTTTCGTAAGTAATGTTGTTGCCTTCTAGACTGAAGGAACCGAATTGAGAAGCCTCTTCGTTACCGAACATGTTATCTACTAATTGCTTCGATAACTGTGCGAATATTCGGGATTCGAGGTTTCTTATAAATTTTGCCAGAGTAGTGTTATCTGCTTCTCTTTCTGCAGCTTTAAGTGCTGACTCGATGTCATCTTTTATCTGGTCTTTACGTGATTTTTCTTGATTTTCTATCGTTAAATAGTGTGCACTAGTACCTATCCCACTGAAGGAAGGATTCTTAAAACCTTGTACAATTTCATCTGCTACCGCTAGGTTTACTAGTAGTAGACTTATCACTCCTATTAAGTATTTCATTTTCTCTTATTTGTAGCACCGTGTCTATCTTCTCTTGTAGACGAATAATATCATTATCAAGCATTCTTACTTGATCGATAAGTTTTATCAGAGCCATATGCTGGCTACCGATCGCTGGGTTTATTACTGTTTGAATTGCATTCCAAATGTAATAAACAAAGTACCCAAGTGACACCATCATCACTACTGGGAAACCAAACTCAGAGATTAGTCCTGCTACATCCACTAGTCTCTCCTCACATCAATAGTACCGTCTTCCACAAAGTTTTCTGCTCGGGCGATTCTATCTAAGTCTGGTTTTAATCCTAGAGCTGCGCTTACGGCAGTATCTAGTTTTATAACATCGTTGTTAATTGTCTTTACTCTTGTTGTTAATGATTTAGCAAACATTTCTAATAGTTTTACCTTAGCAACAGTATCATTTATCTTCTGTTGCATGATGATAAACAAAAACCATAACATCACTAGTGCTCCTGCTATCGGAGCTCCTACTTCTGCTATGAGCTTAAATACTTCCACTAGAAATAGGCGCTAACACCACAACCACATTTTGATTGTTCGTTAGGGTTAAGGAAAGTAAATTCTTCGTTGATTCCAGTTACTTTCCAATCGAGCGTTGCTCCATCTATCAGGGGCAGACTCATTTTATCTATTGCTATTTTAAATTTGACAAAGTCAAGTATGTAATCATCTGGCTCAAGCAGATTATCCAAATAATCAAACTTATACTCGTAACCAGCACAACCGCCAGGCTTAAGTGCGATACGTACTCCACCATGGGATTCTGAGCGTTCCAAAAGTTTTTCGTATGCTTCATCAGTTACTTCTATCATAATTAAATTCTTTAAAATCACGAGCATAGAATTTATTTACAAATTCTTTATACTCGCCAGAGCAATCTACATCTGCTCCTTTGTTTATATGTCGTTCCTCAGTGTTCAGTCTCTTCCAAATTGTTCGTTCTTCTAATTTATGTACTTCTACTTCTGGTCTTACAAATGTCCATTGAGGCATAAATAAATGTTCAAGTCTTCTATCATTTGCCTGAGCAGTATCCCAGACTGTCTCCCATTCCTCAATCAATTTTATATATCTACCACTAGGTAAATACTGTTCTGCCCTTGTAGTAAACTCTTCAAAAGTCCAAGTACTAATTAAACCCATTGTTCTTAGATGTCTGTAGATTGACTTCCATCTGTCATATGGGTTTCTTACTTGTGTAATATACTCCGCATCTGGATAAAGCACTGCTGTTCTATCGTATGTTGCATGTTGGTTTATAGTATGAAAACCATGAATATCCGTTTCCGTCTTCATGCCTTCCTTCCAATTCCAAAATGTCTGTTTCTCTTTAAATCTCAAACTTGCAATACTTGTACCACCAGTCTTAGGAATCCAAATAAATATTAGATTATCACTTAGGACCATTATTATGCCCAATCATTGACTGGTCTAGGATAGGGTGAGTGTAATCATCTTGATTCTTTGTCTCATAGTCTATCATTGCTTGTCTAATTGCATCTTCTGCGAGTACACTACAATGTAGTTTAATCGGCGGTAAATCTAGTACCTCAGCGATGTCTTTATCTTTAATTAACTTAGCTTCTTCAATTGTCTTTCCCATCATCATATCCACAAACAAACTTGAAGACGCTATTGCACTTCCACAGCCGTATGTTTTAAATTTAACATCTACAATCTTTTCATCGTCGTCAAGTAATAGTTGCAACTGCATTACGTCACCGCACGCAGGTGCTCCCGCTAGTCCTGTTGCGACTCTCGGGTCTTTCCTATCTAACCTTCCAACTGAATGTTTTTGAGGATTTGCTAATACTGCCTCAAATCTTTGTACTACTTCTTTTGAGTATGCCACATTTTCTCCTTACTTCATCATAGCTTTCTTGAAAAGAAAAGCTAACTATAAATCTATCTGTATCGCAGGCGGGTACGCCATGCATCTTTGTATTGTCAAGTAGAAAGCTTCCATATGGGTAAGCCACTTTATCCACCACAATACTTGAAAACCTTTTTTGATAAACAAAATTCATACAACTCTTGGTTGCAAAGTCAACATGAGCTTTCAACTCTTGACCCGCTTTTAACAAGTAGAACCGTATGAATGGTTTTAACGGTTTCGCGATATTTTTTGCGGTATTTTCCAAGTAGCCTCTTGGGTCAAACTCACCAAGGTCTTCAGTTCGGTGAATGTGTTGTTCTTTCAGAACATACCAATTATCAAAGAGCTTCGCTTGCTCTGTTGGGTCACTTCCGTATTTTAAATATAAAGAAGCAAATTGCCCAAACGGTCCGTTCAAAGTATCCGTCATGGGCGTCATATTTTTCAGTATGTGGTCAACGGGAATCTGTGTCCAATCAATACCATTTAGCGGACTACAACCAGCCATCTGCCATTAACCTTTCGCGTATATCCTCAAATTCATACTCATGGAACGCAAGTTGCATACTCATTCTCTCTGCCCCAACGGGTACAGAGTGGGCTACTCCACAGTCGAAGAAGAACCTATCATAATTGTAAGTAATTCCGTCGTGTATTATAGGGTTCGACTTATCTCGTACAAAATTTATCGCACACTTTCGCGATTCATCGTGATGTGTGAATATCTCCTTACCCGCTGGGAGTTTCATGAAATTAACCCACTTCACTCTACCATACCCTAGGGTTTTAATACACTCTTGGACTTCCTTACAAGGTATCATTTGGGGAGGAACCTTTACCATCATATAAGAGCCGTCCCAACTGGTCTCAGTATTTCGAGACGCTTCGTCAATCTGAACTTTCATATGGTCGGCAATCTTCTCGTAGACTACGGGAACCATTGACTTTTCATAAAGTTCGACGTTAATCTTGCTCCAATCTAATTTGTACTTTACTGGTAATAATGTGTTCATCAGATAATTGCATCTACCCAGTTCTCTGCAACATCTTCAGCATACCTTTCTGATTTAGTGTAGACCTTTCTGATTTCTACGATATCTCCGTTAGCTAGTAATTCTACGAAGAATCCTTTTTTGTCTCTCTTGACTACTGCTGTCCTCTCATCTCTAGAGTAGGTATGCCATGTTGATGTTTTCATTCTGCTTCCTATAGTACTAGTGCGATTACTTTGTGTATTCTACTAGATTTCATTAAATTATGGAATGCTTTCCACATATATCCTCTAATCCTTTTGACCGATTAGTTTCTCCATTAGTTTGCCGTAGTTCCCTTGACCAAAAGGTAACTCATTTATTTGAATGTTGGCTTGTTGCTTTATGGGGGCTGTTTTAGCCTTTTCCATTTCGGCCATAGCTTTTATTTCGTCCATTCGCATCTTATGTGCCATCTGCAGCAGGTCAGCAACGTCTTTATTAGTGTACATCTGACTTTCTTCAGCTTCGTGAAGTTTTTCTTCGATAATGTTATCTAAGGCGCTAGCAAGTTTAAATCGGTTTCTGTAACCTGTATCTAAATACACTTGGTCGATGTATTGTTTGATTTCTCGCTTATTAAGATATTCACTTACGGTATTCTCGTCTAGTTTCAGTCGAGTACATACCTCACTTACACTACCAAGTTGTAGATAAGTATTTGCGACTTCTAATCCCTCTGGACTCATTTTTACTGCAATTTCATTTTTCATACTGTTAGTATACTCTACTTTTACTTCTTTGTCAAGAAATATTTTTAAGAGCATCATTATGATGCGCAGTTAGCGTCTTTTTATAAATTGAAATTTTTTTAAAAGTTGTACGTGCGGAGGGGTCCAGAGCGCTGGTCTATGCAAGGTCTAATAACCGCCCTATCCCTAGCATAGGTATATAATAAATGTCAACATTTATTTTCACGATTCCCTAGCATGGTTATATAATAAATGTCAACATATTTAATTTTTAATTTAGGCGAGATTTTTCACCTATTTAGGCGAAATAGCCTTATAATAAATTATGTCGTAACGAGGGCGACTTTAAAAAACGGGCGTAGAGAGGGAAAAGCCGAGAGCCTTAGCAAATCGGATTAAACTCAAAGGCAAATAAAACATGGTTGCCAAACAGTCGAAACAATTAGGACTGAATTTTTTATGGGAGAAAATATTATGATAATAGGAAAAGATTATTTGCCGATTGAAAGGCAGAGAAAAGAACGCGAGAGAAAACGCGAACTCGTTAATCGCTTTTTGGTTTTGTGTGGTTTGGTTGTTGTGAATGTCGCAACTTTTCCGAGCCTTTACGAAGTCATAGCGAACAACGGAACGCCACCGCCCGCCAGTTTTACTGGGTTGATTATGTGCGGTCTTTGTTTTTATCTCGCTTACTCGCTTAGACTAAGATTATATTTTTATGCTCTAGGCGAATTTATCGGGATTTGTTGCAATGGGTTTTTATGCCTTACTGCATTAAATCTTATTTAAATGGTTAGGCGGTTGCCATTACTCAACCGCCATATTTCATGGGAGAAAAAAACATGGAAAAAGAAACGAAGAAAAAGCAACCTAGCAAAAAAGAGCTAATGAGAGAGATTGAAAACTTAGATACTAAAAAGGTTTTCGATTATGTCTCACTAGGTCGAACCAACATAGCCAACATTAAGGCTATCGCGGAAATGCTAAAGGCTTAATATTAACCAACGCGGGAGCAATTACGCTCCCGCACTTATGGGAGAAAATAAAATGGAATGTATTCAATTAGAATTTGATTTCGGCGGACACCATACGCCAACATTTGAAACATGGTACGCGGAGAATAGCACCGAAAAGCGTAAATTTGGGGAGCAACAATATACACCCGAAGAAGCGAAAAAGGTTTATTCTAAACTTAAAGAAAATGGCTTTTTTGCTAGAGGGGGATATCATGCGGGTTAAACATAACGCTCTGATCCTTGACACGGAAACGACATTTAAAAACGAGAAACCATTCCTCGCCTATAACATAGGCGGGGCATTTGGCGACATCTACTCGGCAAAATCAAAGCCGATAGCTTTCGATTTTTATGTCGAGGAAATAATCACGGATTCCCAAAACTTTCAGCACACCTATCTTGACAAAGAGACAGGCGAGCGGAAATTTTGGAAATACGATTCGCGGTTTAATTTTGTTTTGAATGAATGGCGACTCGATAAAGACCGCCCCGATTCTAAAAAGAAGGTTAAACCACTAGCGGAAATTTTTGATAAAATCGCCGAATTTATAGACGCTTCCGATTCGGTCGCTTCTTATAATTGGGCATTTGATAAAAAGGCTTTTATAACTACTTGCCTTGAATATCAAAATCGAAAATGGACAGAGTTTGATAGAATCCCGAACTGGTGCATTTTGGACGCTTACGGAAATCGCATGATTAACGCGAATTATTTCACTATGGTTGACAAAGAAAAGCCGATTTATAAAAAGGCATTTCTAAGCCATAGCGGGAAAAACTACGGGTATTCAGCACAGGCAATGGCTCGCTGGATTTTCGATTCTGAGCAATATGTAGAACAACATACCGCACAAGATGACGCGACTATGGAATTTGAACTGGCTCGGCATTTTGTCCGAAAACATAAAAAGGATTTCGAGAAAACATTTCTCGGACACCCTAAAACATTTTCATGGATTAAAATGAAAAAGAAAATGTCCGCTACCGCTAAAATGGAAGCGAGACAGGGACAACTTCTCCCATAGGAGTTAGGCGGGATTTGTCGCCCCGCCTTGAACAAAAAGCGACTTTTTATTAACTTTATTTTGGGAGAAATAATTATGAGAAATAGAAATAAAATACAACTCGAACGCGAACTAATCGGCTATAAATATTTATGTCTTTTTGTTCTTGGTTTTTGTTTGGGTTATTGGTGCGGTGGTTTGATATGATAGCGGTTTTTGATTTAGACGGAACTGTTATTGATTCAAGCCATAGAGCATTGACGGATTCGGGCGGGGCTATAAATCTTGAAAACTGGCGAAGCCATACGGCGGAGCAGATTCTTCAAGATTCAGAATTGCCCCTAGCCCGATATATGCGGGAATGTATAACCAATCCTAAAATTAGGGTTTGGATTTGCACTTCTCGAAGTCTAAGCGAAGCAGACCGCGAATTGCTCGCCCGACTGGGACTCATTCCCGATTTGATTTTATCGAGAGATAAAAACGATAATCGAGAAGATGTTCCCTACAAATTAGCGAAAATCAGAAAACGCTTAAACTTGCCTAGCGTAAGAAAAAGCGAAAAACTGTTTTTTGATGATAGGGCGGACATTCGGGAAGCAATGCGGGGCGAGGGTTTTATTTGCCCCGCTCCGCATTTGTGGAACTTGTATTCATAGGCGAACTGGCGAGGGCGGAGAAATCCGCTCTCGCTTTTTTTTGGCATTTTTTCTAAATGCGAATGATTCTCATTCTCATCTACCTCCAAATGAGAATGATTCTCATTCGCATTTGGATTTTTTTTTGGCTGCGCCGAAGGCGCCGAGTAGTAGTGTGACGATGATTATTTTTCGCGTACGCGTGAGGTGCAGGCGGCGCCAGTAGTAGTGTGACGATGATTATTTTTTGTTTTACAAACGCGAAAAGCCGACGGCGCCCATTATACCACAGCGGGTGACGCATGTCAAGGACTTTCTTGAAATTTCATCAAATTTCTTATGCAGCATGTCTGTGGCGAACCTGGACCCCTCCCCACCCTGGTAGTATATCACAGAACCCGGCGCGGGTCAAGACTTATTTTAATTATTTTTAATTTAAGAAATCCCTTGACAATTTGGATTGGCGCTGTATAATAGTATACATAAACAAGGAGAAAGAAATGGAAAAAGCAAAAAAAGTAAAAATCAGCAAAAAAGCGCTAATCGCTGAAATCGAAAAAATGGGCGTTGAACAAAAAATCACCAACTCTTTAGGTAGAGCTAACATCGAGACAATCGTATGGGTCAAAAGTTTACTAAAAAATAGCTAAGCTGTCAAGACCACCAAAACCCGACTTCGGTCGGGTTTTTTTATGCCCAAATCGCGCCGATTTTATCACACTTTCCCTCGCTTGTCAAGGGGTTTATTGAAATTTGCCAATATATCTTAAAGTTAGGCAGTCTCTGAAACCCTGATTCCCTCGTTGATACTGCACCCGTTATAAAGCCCAGGGCAACCTGCGCCAGTAGTAGTATGACGATGTTTTTTAAAGTGTGCCGTGCGCCAAAGTGCGAAAACGAGGATATCCCCTACCCCACCCTGGTATTATATCATAGCGGGTGATGAATGTCAATAAATAGCTTTCGCGGGGTTGTGCGAAGTTTAGGAAAGTTTAGGGGCACCCGCGCAAGATTTGTGGCGTTTTTGGGGGAAATTTGGAGAAAACCCGCCAAAGGTCGCGTCCCGCCCCCGAGAATTAGCCAGCGTCATTTTATGATGCCCCGCGTAAAAAAGTGATTGACCCGCTCATATATGCTCTGTATAATATAGGGTATAGAAAGGAGAAAAATGACAAAACTAGAACTACAACAAATAGCATTAAACCAAATAGTTGAGGGAGACTTCGGCAAAGTGGCGGTAATCTTAGAAGGTAGAGATACTGCTGGTAAGACAGGTACAATTCGTGAGATAACTCACTACCTGCCAACAAGTAAGTATTCGATTTCTTTGTCAACAATGCCTAGTGCATGGGACATGGATAATTGGCTAGAGTCATGGGAAAATAAGCTACCTGGCGATAATCAAATAGTATTTTTCGACAGGAGTTGGTATAGCCGAGCCATGGTTCAGAAGATGAATGGCTGGTGTACAGATGAGCAGTATGAAGATTTCATGGCAAGAGTACTTGACTGGGAAGCTAAGCAAGACACGACTTTTATCAAGTGTTGGCTAAGCATAAGTGAGGAAGAACAAACAGCGAGAATTAACAATCGCCAAGTATCTCCTCTAACCAAGTGGAAGTTCTCACCCAATGATGCGCTGGCCCTCAGCAAGTACGACCAGATGACACTACTGAAAGAGCGTGTGCATACAACTCTTGGAGAATGGCATAGCATTGATTACAACAACAAAGCGTCAGGTAGACTCGCCTTACTAGAAAATGTAGTAAATATTTTGAGCCAAGCGTAAGAAAATGATTGACTTGGCTTCAAAATTAAACTATAATATATGTATGAATTGGAAAAAGATACGCAGTAAAATAGAAGTCGCACGATGGAGATGGTGTTGCACTACAAAGCTGGGTAGAAAGTGGAGTAGGCTGAGCAAACAAGATAAGTTTGTAGCCAAATTATTTACTCTCAATGCTACTTTAATGACTAGCTTACTTATATTAGGCTCAGCTTCATAAAGTTCTTGACTTACCAATCAAATCCATTGTATAATATATATTATGAAATGGACAATAAAAGAAATTATAACAAATGCGAAAGCAATATTTTTGGGAGAAAATACAATGGCAACAGCTAAAAATTACACAGAGGAAATGGTAGCCTCTATGACAGAAGCCTACCAAGCAAATCCTTCAAGAGACACAGTTGACTCACTAGCTCAACAGTTCGGAAAAACAACAAGAAGCATCATTGCTAAGTTGTCAAGAGAAGGTGTTTATGTAGCTCAACCTAGAACTACAAAGACTGGCGAGCCAGTAGTAAGCAAATCACAATTCGTGGTTGCTATCGAGGCTCACTTTGACACAGTTATGCCTACACTAGTCAAAGCAGGTAAGCAAGACCTTCAAAAACTTGCAGAGGCATTAGGTCTAGAAGTTCACGCTTCCTAGTTCCGAGTCTACCGAGAGGGGTATAAGCTACCCCTCAGAGTAGCAAATAGGTCAAACTTTTAGTAGTAAAACATAAAAAAGTTCTTGACAAATGGTTAAAAACCCAGTATAATATTCATATACAAAATTGAAAAAGAATAAGATTTTCAATAACGGCGACAAAGGTAAACCGAGACCACCATATATTGTGGATAAGTTCCTAAGTGATGGCGAACAGAAATATTCTCTACTATCAGCCTGTTGTCCCACAACTGACAGCTATGCTTTATGCAGCGTTTTGGATAGATACAGTATAACATCGAGCGAAAACAGCACATTTATAGTGGTAATA